ATATAAAAAATATAAAAAATATAAAAAATATAAAAAATATAAAAAATATAAAAAATATAAAAAATATAAAAAATATAAAAAATATAAAAAAGAAAAAAAGAAAAAAATATAAAATAAAAAAATAAAAGGGAAGGGGTCATAGGGGAAACCGTAGGTTTCCCCTACTTGAAGTCCAATATCTCTCCTTTTTTTTCGGTTGGAAACTCCTTTTGACCATAGACATCTTGCAACAACAACCACTCAAACATTCCACCCAAATAGATAAATATATTTTTGAACCCGAGAGAAGCCAATTGTTTCTGTTTTTTTAACAAGTTTGCATATTCGTGGCAATTTCTCCCATAAATGATTATGTCTTTTTCATAATCATTTTTAGACAACATCTTGTTTATCTTTTCGGATTCTTTCTCTGCAACTACTGTTCCAAAAATCAAAACTTTTTCGTTTTCATCCATTATGTGAATAATTGTGGCACCATCTTTCTGCATTTCTTTTAATAATTCAAAATTAACTAGATTAGATATACCGTTTCCCATTGTGTAATCTGGAGAGAAGACTTTATATTTTTTCTCTCGTTTTTGTTTGTTTACGCATTCCACCTCGTTTTTTTCGCCGAGTGTTTGTTTTTGGAACTGGCGTCAATCCATCATCAAATGTCTGACCAATACTTGCAACCGGTGTTTTCTCTCCACTAATATAAAAACGAGTCATATACTTTTTGGGTATCTTACCACTTGACAACAAACTTCTGCAAATAACCTGCAATTTTTCAAACATATGTGCGTCCCTTTTATTTGGTTTACCTTCAAATGACTCCACAATAATTCCATTGTGTATATTCTTTCGGTGAATCACATTCGCAGGCCGATTATCAACCAAAAATGTATTGGCTTTGGTAATTCCAAGTCCACTGTGTTTGTCAACAATAAAATCCAGCTCCTTATCAAGCATGCCCGGTGACATGTTCTCTCTGGAATATACAAATTTAAACAGCGGTTCCAAATTGTTATATTTTTTCGAAATCCGTTCCGCCACTTTTTCGGCATATTCTTTGGTTCCATATGTCCAAATACCCAAAATGATTTTCTCTCCATTTGATTTTGCAAAATCTATAAATTTTTTAAGCCCTGGTCGAATAACCATTCTGTCTCGTTCAAAAAGGTTTTCTTCGTATTCAAATTTATTGGGCAAATAATCGTCGGGTCCATAATGCAAAATTGTCTCATCAATGTCAAAAACTAAACAAATTTTATCCATAATTGATTTAAAAGTTATTATACTTTACTACTAGATAAATGTCTTGTGATGTATGTTGTGCAAACTATAATAAATCTCTCCATTGCGAGGTAAAATGCTACTTTCCAAATTGTGGCTACAGTGCCTGCAAAGAATGTGTGCGAACCTATTTGACTGGAATCGCGTCAGAACCTCACTGCATGAAGTGTCGCAACCGATGGAGCTTGGAATTCACAAAAACTTCTCTAAATGCTTCTTTCATGGATACCGACTACAAAAGTCATAGACGCACCATTTTGGCTGACCGGGTTATTGCGCAAATACCCGAATTCTACGAAAGGGCATTGCGTTATGGTAAATTGACGGACGGCGACATAAAACTCAAAGAAATTATGCAACAAATCACTGACCACCGAACAATCATTGGAGAACTTTATATAGAATATGACCGCGTCCGCAGAGAAATGGACAATAAGGCTCCATCCGAATCAAAGAAATTTGTGATGCAATGTCAGAATTCGGGTTGTCGTGGTATGCTGTCGACCCAATATAAGTGCGGCATATGCACCAAACACACATGTCCCAAATGTTATTTGTTAATTGAAGACGACCATGTATGCAAACAAGAAGATATGGACACGGTGGAAGAATTGCGGAAGAATACGCGACCCTGTCCCAATTGCGGACTACGCATTTCCAAAATAGACGGGTGCGACCAGATGTGGTGTATCGAATGCAAGACCGCGTTCAGTTGGTCGAAGGGAACCGTAGAGAAAGGGGTTGTCCACAATCCGCACTATTATCAGTGGATGCGGCAAAACGGCGCAGTGCCGCGCAACCCAAACGAACACAATGAAGGATGCGGAAATATTTTTGTAAACGGGTCGCGAAAAATGAATACAATTGTGAGTGATTGCTTAGATTCCAAAAAATATTATTTCAAATACTGCGACTATGCTCCTCATGTATCCAATAAGTTGTATACGGATTCAAAAGCGATGGTTGAAAACACTGCAAAAATACACGAAGAAATCCGGGTTTTCGGCAAATATTTTTCGGGATTTCACCGGTACATTACACATATGGAATATACCGAACTTCGACCCTTGCACAATAATATTCGTCATAGAGAAGAAAATCGCGAGCCGGTTTATCGATATATATTGAACATGATTAATAAGGACGAATTGTCGGATGAGCTCATTAAGGCGGACAATTTGAATATGAAGGAACGTGCACACTGTGATATATTGGAGGCGTTGGTTATAGTGGGTAAACAATTGTTCATTGACTGTTTGAAAGAGTTGGAAGATGTTGTCAAGGAGTTTCAATTTTCTTCGTATATTAATTCAAAAATGGATGCTGACAATAATGTATCAACTAAATATTTTGTGAAAACATTTGAAACCCATCACATCTTTTTTTTACCTTGCGAACTTGAAAGATATCAGAGAAAGATTCACGGGATTTTTGAAAAATACAAAACTGCAATCAGTAAATATTGTGCGTATTCAAATATTGAATCTATCAAATTTTTAATAACATATGGAAGCAAAAAGACGCTGACTATGTGGAATTATTTTGCGGGGGCAGTTGACTATCACCAGTTTAAAACTAAAGGAGAGATGGGTTTTTATATCAAATCGTTTCAGGAATATTATGACACCGTAAACGAAGTGACCAAAAACGAAGTGACCCAAAACGAAGTGACCCAAAACGAAGTGACCAAAAACGAAGTGACCCAAAACGAAGTAACCATAGTTAATGAAAATACATTTGAACCCTCACAAACTGTATAAAGATTATTTACAAAAATCAATAACAAATGTTTTCGTTAGAACAATAGCAAAAAATAATTGTAAAAGATAATCAACTAATTGTGCAAGCATCCACCACAGATGGGTTCGACGGTCAAACTGCAACATCTATTGGGCGACATATAGACATTGGTTTTGATTTGGCAAGTGAAATGCTTGTGGCATATGTTGCACAGATTGTCGGGGGTTGGCAAATGTTAAAATGGGCATTTTGTTAGTTTTGTTAATTGGTTCGTTTCGTTTTGTTTTCTCAAAAAGGTTTTGAAAAAACATCAATTTTCATTTGGTTCATACTTTGCGCGTATATTTCCTTTTTCTGTTTTTGCGTTTCTTGGATTTGCGTTTTCTTTTGCCGCCTTTACTTTCTTCGTTGTTTGCTGTATTGTCTGTCATGTCTTTGCTAGGTCCTGCTACTGCTCCTTCTTTGTGAGAAGTTGTTTCGGGAATTTCGTTAATTTGGTCTTTTAATGTATCAATAATTAAATCTGCACTTTCTGTCGGACATTTTAATTGAAAATAATGACATAGCATGCCAGTTGGATGATGTTCTTTTTCAGTAAATTCTTTTGCGAAAAAAAACCTTATCATTTCTTGAACATCATCTTTGGTTAAATACCAATCTGGAAATTTAATTTTTCTGTATATTAAACAAAATGAAAAAAACAAAAAATTCATAAATATTTTTGCGTGTTTTTTAAACCCCTCAATTTCACTGGTTATTGAAACCATGGGGTCAACGTCCAATAAACTTATCGAATCTATTTCACCTGTAGTTTTGTTATATTTTGCACACATGTTGGCAGGTTTTAAATCCATGTTTGCAGAACCAGTGTCGGAAACCATTTTTTCAGCAAATTCATTGAATTTTTCACCAACTTGCGCTACTTTTAATGGATATTTTTTCAAAAATACGTCAACCCCTTCACCGCACATTTCCACTAAATATGAAACTAAATATTTTTCTGTTTTTGATATTTCTGTTTTTTTAGCACTCAACTCTGTTGGAGGAAAAGGCACACCTTTTTTCACATATTCACCATACACATTCATTTTGTCAATCCGAATCTGATGCAATGCTGGCGCAAGGTCCAATTTGCTTAATTTGTAAAATTCTTCAAGTTCTGTTAAAAATATAAGTGTATTTTTTTTGTTAAAATGTTTATCTTCTTTGGTTTCAAATTTAACCAAACAAAAATCAGCAACATCTTTATCTTGTGGTATTGTGAAATATTCTTTGTTTGATGAGAATGGATTCCATGATAATTCTTTAATTTTTATGCGAAATGCTTTTTTGCTTACTCCATTTCCAAACGCATCTTTCAATTCTTCCACATATTTAATTTTTGGTCCGGATTCGGTTGACTTATTAAATATATTCATTTTTACTATATATTAAGACACCAAATACTTTTGCATCTGCTCAAACTCGGCATCCTCTATGACAATTCTCTTGTACGATTTCAAGAAGCATCGCAGGCAAACTAGCACATCCACAATCGAATTGTGCAAATTCTCGGGAACGCTGTTAAACAGGTGTTGGTGAAATTCGAGGAGCGTTGGCCATTTCTTGTATTTGGCGGGGACTTTTACTGGAATGTTGGGATCTTCCAAAGGAAGTGACGGTTCTTTAGATTCCTTCGATGCCTTCGGTTCTTTCGATACCCTTGAAACCATGATATTACAGATGTTGGTGCTTGCAGTGAAAATTTTGTTTACACATTGGAATTAAATAAACGGTCAATAAGAAATACCAATATATGAAATACCGATATATGAAATAATTATATAAACAATATAAAAATAAATTGTTATATTATATAAAAATGGAATTAACACATGGACAAATCGAAAAATTAGTTTACCGATTTCCCAAATTAGAACTTTCTTATGAAACATTTGCGCATAAGAAAGTTTCATCCAATTACGATATTTGCATTTCTATTCCTAATGGGAAAAAACAGTTTGCATGGTTCACTTATTGCGGCAAGGAAAACGTCTGTTATTTAATGGACATCAACAAGGACCAAAAGGTGACAAAGATGGTGAAAGTTGGAACCAACGTTCAAATAAAGCTAGCACTTGGAACCGTTTTCTACGGCACCGTTGACGAAAAACAGGTCTTTATAATTGAAGACGTTTACGTTTTTTGCGGACTGCCTACACGACAATTCACATTTGGCGAAAAACTTACATATTTTCACACGTTTATGGAACAGTATTCAGCCGATGTCGAGTTTATGTTTGCGCTTCCATACATGTCTTTGGTACAAGGAAACAACGAATTGTTGGAATCGTTGCAATTCTACGAATCAATGGTTACAAAAACCGCATACACAACACACCACGTGCAGTTTCGTTCGTCTGAAACAATTTGCCCTTATTTGAATCACACCTACAAGAAAAAACAAGAACAGGCGGTCATTTATGAACCAGATGTCATTCTTTTTCCAAGAACTGATTTGAATTATACGGCACAATCCACACTTCGCACTGCGGTGTTTCGTGTTACTGCGGACATCCAGAATGATGTGTACCATTTGTTTGCCTATGACGGCAAGACGCACGAATATACATATGTAAATATTGCATACATTGGTTCACGGACATTGAGTGTCTATATGAACAAATTGTTTCGGAACATTCGGGAGAATGACAATGTGGATTATGGCGAAGAAAGTGAAGACGAAGATACTTTTCAAAATGTGAATCCGGATAAATATGTGGATTTGAAGAAGGAATACAAAATGAATTGTGTTTTTCACAATAAATTCAAAAAATGGGTTCCAGTCAGTGTGGTTGATTTAAAGTCCCGATGTGTCAATATCAATGATTTGTTAGCAAGAGCAAATGGTGTAATACCATATAGCAACAATCAAGTAAAACCATATAGCAACAATCAAGTAAGACCATATAGCAACAATCAAGTAAGACCATATGCACCAAAACCACACGGTGAAAGACAATATAATAATAAATATAAAAAATAAAAAAATACAATTTTTTATTTTTTATTCAATGTAAGCATCCTCAGTAAGCTCCTCTGTCATTTCAACATATACTGGTTCCTTCGGTTCCTTGAGCTTTGGCTTCTTCGGCTTCTTATCGCTTGCAACCTTCTTAACTGGTAGTTTCTTCTTTTTTGGCTTGATTTCTTCCTCGCTTTCCACAAGGTCTTCCTCTTCTTCATCTGAACCATTATCATCATCATCTTCTGCATCGGAACTTACGACAAAATCGTCCTTGACATATCCGTGCTTAGTTTTAGGCAAACCTATATCATCCTCATCTTCCTCTTCCTCATCTTCTTCATCACCAATATCAGAATATCCACCATACAAATGGTCAATGATATCCTTGAATTCGCTTGTACCCATGTCGGTCATCTTGTTATTCACATAGAGAACCGCAGCACAACTTCCGAAAAAAAGGACATTGTCAATGGGTGGCGGGAACTCGTATTTGTTCTCGGTATTTGCACGGCCGGTGACCTTGCCGTAAATCTCCATTTTGTATTCGGTGTCGTTGAACTCGACAGACCATGCATGGTTTAGAGAAAACCCTTCTGCGGTCTTAAATCCGCATTTTTTGTATAAATCAACTAGGTCTGTGGTTTTTGCGTTCTTTAGTGAACCCGTTTTCTCGATAATAATGAAAGAAGGCATTTAGAGTAATTAGTAAAAAATTTTTATATCGTTTTCATAAGAAAATTATTTGACTAAAAATTATTTGGAATAAAAATCTTTCTCTGCAATTTTCTTGAATAAATATATAATGCCAACGCAAAGAAGAAATAGACAAAGAAAGAATAAAAGAAGTTCGCAGAGAGGAGGAGGAGAAAAAACGTATAAAGGTCAAAAACTAAAAATATCTAAAGATGGAATTTTGGGAATTTTAGGACATGATGAATTAGATGTAAATGGCAAAAAATATAAAATAATGATTGACGAAAAAACTAAAACAATTACATTTTCAAACGATAAGCCTAATGAATATGACAAATCGTTTACTTACGAAGAAGAGTTATCAATGCCTTCAAAAATATTCTCGATGTTTTCCAATCCATCTGCAACTTCTGCCGAACCTGATGACAAACCTGTTGACAAACCTGTTGTCCAACAAAGTGCCCAACAGATAGCCAATAATAATTTTACAGAAATTGAAAATACTAAATCTGTGTTCGCTGGTGGAAAGCAAAGAAAATCAAATAAAAAGCGTTCTAACAAAAAAAGAAGGTCCAACAAAAAGCGTTAAAGCAAAAATAAATCCATCTAATCCCTGAATATAGAAATGTTAGAATGGTTATTTAATATTTCCATAATTTCTCTACTTATTATTTTAATTTTCCATTATGCATTTGATTTTTTTACACCAAATAAATCAATAGTAGACCTGAAAGTTCAAAAATACAAAAATATTATTGACATAATGGTCCAACAACAAAAAGAAACAGAATTTAAAAAAGCATATCAAGAAGAAACGGGCGATTCATTATTGACGGAAGACGACGGTTTAGAAGATTTGGAACTCTATATAAGGGAACTCGCCGTATCAGCTTAGCTTACGCCCTATGACCCCATGCTAAAAGAAGTTATCATTAAACAATAATAAAATTATTATCAAAATATTTTTGATAATAACATTAAATTCCATTATAGTAGGTTACGTTTAGCATGGGGTCATAGGGGAACGGCGAGTTCCCTATCTATGTTATTGATAAATATCTCCAATGCCTGCACATTATTCGACGCGGAATAGTCTTTGCACAAAAACTCAATCATATCTAGAACCACTTTGATTCTATCACCAGTCCAGAATCCAATTAGGTTTCTCACTGTGCTCTCATCATAAATGGAGGTCATTGCATCTTTTTTGAAAATTTGGTTAAAATTAAATTCCTCTAATGAGTTCTCAATTAATCCAATGTATAAATTTAGGCACAGAACAATCACCGGACATGTCTTATACGTTTCCTTTAATTTATTTAGACCATTGATTGCACAGCTAAATAATTTTTTGATACCCGGTGTCTTGTCTGTAAATCGCGAACACAGAAAATTCTCGCATGCAAAATGGATTGGGTTATACAAATATTGAATTTCCGTTTTGTTGGCACTATAATAAATCCGACAAATGGATTGGAAGTAGCCGGGTTCCTGAAGATACATAACATTGTCCTGAACGCGAAATTTTGTCCCAATTGGTTTATTGCTTAGAATGGCGAGCTTGATTATTATAGAGAGTGGGTCTAAAACAAACAATTTGTAGTTGATGTTTTTAGAATTGTCGGGAATTTCGTTCATTTATACAATGCTGGTAAATTGTTCTTATATTTATTGACACATACAGACATATTTACTTATTGAAATAATTTGTCAATAATCCTTGTAGCAAAGCAAATATGCACATTACTACTACTATTTTTATAAAATCTTTTTTACTTGGTAGTTCAAATTTTGTTTCTTTATTACTAAATCTACCAATATTATAGTGAATCATATTCTCAAAAAGGTTCACGAATATATAGACGAGAAAAGATATGGCAATGATATGGAAGCTTGTACCTGAAATAATATACATTATATAATAGAATGAGTGTTAAATAAAAAAATATCAAAAAAATAAGTCTAAATATTTAACGTCTGGATTTCTTGGACTTTTTAGATTTCTTGGACCTTTTAGATTTCTTGGACTTTTTAGATTTTCTACTGCCTCTACCACTACGATCATTGGGGTCTGGCCCTTCTGCACCAGGATAACCAGACCTATCATAATTAATTGGGTTATTACTCCAGGTGCTCATATCAACAAGCGGAATAAACTGATTCGCTTTGTCTGACAAAGCATTATTGCGGACAATCTTAGTACCGGGTCCACGAACCCCCGCCGTAGTTTCATATACATTCCATACTAATTTATCATTAATTACTTCTTTTTTAAGTGTGTATTTATAACCATGGTATTTAAAAAAATTATCAAAATCGGCTTTACTGTTGATTTCTGATATTGATTTTGACATTGTTATAATATATAAAAACATTTTATTTGAAATTATTTATAATAATGCACATTTGAAATGCCGACTTGTTTGGAGTGTAAAATGTATTTGAAAAAAAAACAAACCAAAAATATCAAAAAAAGGGAAGGTTCATAAGGAAACCGTAGGTTTCCTTAATTAGTTCTGTTTCCAGTGTTTTCCACAATCCAAACACGTAATAAATATAGTGGACGGTTCATCCGCAGACCGGGTCTGCAACTCGTAATAAGTGCACCGCTTCGACTTGCACTTCTTGCATGTAAACATATCGGTCATTGCCTGCACCTCCGTTGAAAACTTATTGGCATCTCGCTTCACCTTCGCCTCAATCATTTCTTTCCAATGCGCAGGATTCATTTCCTGATGGGTCATAAAAGCTAAAGTCTTAGGACTGAGTTCTTCAGAATGCAATAGAGTCAACAACTCCGGACTGGTTTTCAAATTGTTGTAAATGGTTCTTAATCGGTCCATGTAAATGGTGGAGAACGCGGGTATATCCCACTTCTTGATTATTTTTAAATTGCTTGCTTCCTTGATTGCGTAGTTGTAAACACCAATTTCAATATTTGCGAGAATAGATGAATTCATATCCTTTCCAAACTTTTGGATAAGCTTGGAACGAACATTTTCGCGAAATATGGGAGGATTGGCAATTGGGTTAGACGACATTTTATTAGAGACTGTTTTTAGATTTAAAGACTGTTTTATGTTTATGTTATTTCGCTAATAATATAAACTTTTTTTCAATTTTAGGGAGAACCTACGGTTCCCCCAAACCCCCTCCCTTTTGTTTTGTAAAAAATAAAAATTGTTTTGTAAAAAAATAAAAATTGTTTTGTAAAAAAATAAAAATTGTTTTGTAAAAAAATAAAAATTGTTTTGTAAAAAAATAAAAATTGTTTTGTAAAAAAATAAAAAT